AAAACATGGTGCTTTCGCACCTACACAAAGCAATCAAAGCGGTAAACCAACTCCGTATGATTGAAGACTCTCTGGTTATCTACCGTTTGAGTAGAGCACCTGAGCGTAGAATCTTCTACATCGATGTTGGTAATCTTCCCAAGAATAAGGCAGAGCAATATCTGCGCGAAGTTATGGGTCGTTATCGTAATAAACTTGTGTATGATGCCAACACTGGCGAGATTAAAGACGACAAGAAGTTTATGTCCATGTTGGAAGACTTCTGGCTTCCTCGTCGTGAAGGTGGTCGTGGCACTGAGATCACAACTCTTCCTGGTGGTCAAAACTTGGGTGAGTTGGAAGACGTTAAGTATTTCCAAAAGAAACTTTACAAGGCACTCAACGTTCCCTCGTCTCGTTTAGAAACAGAAACGACTTTCAATATTGGTCGTGCTGCTGAAATCACTCGTGACGAAGTTAAATTCCAAAAGTTTGTTGCTCGTCTTCGTAAGCGTTTCTCCGAATTGTTTACTGATCTTCTGAAGACACAACTTGTCCTCAAAGGCATCATTACCATTGAAGAATGGGATGAGATGAAGGAGCATGTCCAGTTTGATTACATTGCGGACAACTACTTCAGTGAGTTGAAAGATAATGAGATTACCAATGAGCGTCTCAATATTGTCAACTCGATGGATCCCTATGTTGGAAAATACTTTAGCGTCGAATACATTCGCCGCCAAGTCCTGAAACAAACTGACGTTGAAATCAAGGAAATTGATGAGCAGATTGAAGCGGAAATGGAAGCAGGTATTATTGCTGATCCTGCTGCTATGGAAGATCCTGCTGCTATGGGCGGTGAAGCACCTGCTGCAGAAATGGCACAACCACCTGCGGAAGAAATGGGTCCTGATCCCTCAGACCTAAAACGAGGAGAATTCTAAATAATAAATATTAGTATTGGACACTATTATCATGCCTTCTGAAATTGCTGCTGAAATTGTTAATCGTATCTTTGGAGATGAAAAATCCAAAGCACTTGACGCGACAAAAGATGCCCTTGCTGGTATTACCTACGATTTAGTCCAACAACGAAAGTTGGAATTTGCTAAGACGATGGGTTTTGATTTGGGTGATACTGCTCAAGATGCTGCAGATGCAGTTGCTGATGCACTACCCGATAATACCCCAGATGAAGATGAAACCGAAGTTGAAGCTTCGGCGGAAGAAGAAACCCCAGAAACCGAAGAGGAAACAACCGATGAAACTGATCAGTGAAGAAGTAACACAAGTAGATTTTCTTACCGAAGAGAGTGATGGCAAAAAGCGTCACTTCATCGAAGGTATCTTTCTGCAAGCGGAGATCCAAAACCGCAATGGCAGAATGTATCCTGTGAAAACTCTCGCTAGAGAAGTTGCTAAATATGATGAGAGTTACATCCAGAAAGGACGTGCTCTTGGTGAGTTGGGTCATCCTGATGGTCCCTCGATCAATTTAGATCGTGTTTCTCATCGTATTACATCTCTCAAACAAGAAGGCAATAACTTCATTGGTCGTGCTCAAATTCTTGATACACCAATGGGCAATATTGCAAAAAGTCTGCTTGATGAGGGTGTCAAGTTGGGTGTCTCTTCTCGCGGAATGGGATCACTCGTTAAAAGAGAAGGTTGCAACGTTGTTGCAGACGACTTTATGCTTGCCACCGCTGCTGATATCGTAGCAGATCCTTCTGCTCCTGATGCATTTGTTGATGGAATTATGGAAGGAAAAGAGTGGGTTTGGGAAAATGGAATCCTCAAAGAGTCTGCTGTAGCAGCAATTAGGGATGAAATTGACCAAGCAACTCTAATCAATCTTCAAGAGCGCAAGATTTCCGCGTTCAAGGCGTTTCTGAAGAGTTTGTAATTTATAAATAAACATAGACAAACAAATGCTAAACGGAGTAGATCAAATGTCTGAATCCCTCGACAAAGAGTTAGATAACATGGAAACAGTGGCCGAAGGTTCTGATCCCGTCACCAAAAATGCTAAGCCTGGTGAGAAAATCGACACCTCTAAGGGTGGCGCTACTAAGGTGATCACGGTAACCTCTGATTCCGAAGAAGGTGCTAAGGGCACTAAAAATGCTGGCGCTTCTGCTGCAGGTGCAGTGAAGCATGAAGGTGACAAGTCCCTGAAGACCAAACCTTCTGATGCATCCGCTAAAATGGAGGACGTAGAAGATGGCGAAGAGGAAACCCTCGCTGAAACCAAATACGACTTTACTGAGGATGTTGACGCTCTTGTCGCTGGTGAAGAGCTCTCAGAAGAATTCAGACAACGCGCAGCAACAATCTTTGAAGCAGCAGTAACTGCTAAAGTCAATGATGAAGTTGCAGCGATCACCGAAGCATTTGAAGCTACTCTGACTGAAGAAGTCGAGAGCATCAAAACAGAATTGGCTGCTAAAGTTGACGACTACCTTTCTTATGTTGCTGAGACCTGGATGAAGGAAAATGCACTCCAGATCGAGCACGGCATTAAGAATGAAATTTCGGAGTCGTTCTTTAACGGTCTAAAGACTCTCTTCATCGAGCACAACATGAGTGTGCCCGAAGAGAAATTCAACCTGCTTGACGGCATGGTTGAAGAGCTTGATGAGATGGAAGCTAAACTCAACGAGCAAATCGACGCCAACGTCCAACTTAATAAGCAAGTTGGTTCTTATATCAAAATGGAAATCGTGAACGAGTGCGCTGCAGGTCTCGCAGAGACCCAAAAGGAGAAGCTCGCTTCTCTAGCAGAGGGTGTTGAGTTTGAAACTGAAGCAGATTTTCGTAAGAAAATCGAAACAATCAAGGAATCCTACTTCACTCGCAAGGTAGCAGAGCAATCTGTGGATCCTACCGAGGACAGAAGTGAACCCCTTGTAGAAGACACTACATCTGGCACCATGTCGAAGTACGTGGATGCACTCAAGATGTGGTCTAAATGATTAATTTGTAAAACTACTTTTTTTAAACGGAGCAACAATCAATGGCATTCGCATCCTTACAAGAAAAGTGGGCACCCGTTCTTAACCACGATTCTCTTCCTGAGATCAAGGACAGCTATAAGAAAGGCGTTGTCGCACAACTTCTTGAAAACCAAGAAAGAGCAATCGCTGAGGAAGGCAAGATCCTCACCGAAACTCTCCAAACCACAGGCTACACTGGTGGTGACACCGCAACTGGTCCCGTTGCTGGTTTCGATCCCGTACTGATCTCCCTGATCCGTCGCTCGATGCCCCAACTGATCGCTTATGACGTTGCAGGCGTCCAGCCAATGACTGGTCCTACAGGTCTTATCTTCGCAATGCGTACCAACTATGGCGCAGAGCGTAACCCCGCAGCAGCTGGCTACGATGAAGCATTCTTCAACGAGCCCAACGCTGGTTTCTCTGGTGGTCCTGGCACCTACGATCCTGGTGCATCTGGCAGCACAGACAACGACGCAGAAGGCAACAACCCTGGTCTCCTCAATGACAGCCCCGCTGGCACCTATGAGCTGACTGGCGATGCACAAGGCATGAGCACCGCAACTGCTGAAGCACTTTCTGACGCTGCTGCTGGCACTGCTTTCCGTGAGATGGGCTTCTCGATCGAGAAGGTCACCGTAACTGCAAAGGCACGCGCCCTGAAGGCAGAATACAGCATCGAAATGGCACAGGATCTCAAGGCGATCCATGGTCTCGATGCTGAGCAAGAGCTCGCTAACATCCTCAGCACTGAGATCCTCGCTGAGATCAACCGTGAAGTTGTCCGTACCATCTACACTAACGCTGTTGCTGGTGCTCAAAACAACACCGCTACCGCTGGTATCTTTGACCTTGACGTTGATTCCAACGGTCGTTGGTCTGTTGAGAAGTTCAAAGGTCTTCTCTTCCAAATCGAGCGTGATGCAAACGCTATCGGTCACCAGACTCGTCGTGGCAAGGGCAACATCCTGATCTGCTCCGCTGACGTTGCTTCGGCACTCGGCATGGCAGGCGTCCTGGATTACACCCCTGCTCTCGCTGGCAACAATGGTCTGACTGGTGTTGATGACACCTCCAGCACCCTCGTTGGTACTCTCAACGGTCGCATCAAGGTCTACGTTGATCCTTATTCTGCAAACGTTGCTGATAAGCACTTCTACGTTGCTGGTTATAAGGGCACCAGCCCCTATGACGCAGGTCTCTTCTATTGCCCCTACGTCCCCCTCCAGCAGGTCCGTGCTATCAACCCTGACACCTTCCAGCCCAAGATTGGCTTCAAGACTCGCTACGGCATGGTCTCGAATCCCTTCGCTCAAGGTCTCACCCAGGGCAGCGGTGCTCTCACCGCTAATAGCAACCGCTACTATCGTCGCGTCCAGGTTGCAAACCTCATGTGATATCAGCCCAATTGGGCATATCTTTCAAGGACCCTTCGGGGTCCTTTTTTTATGTCTAGGTATAAACTAGTAGGCATTAATATTGTTTAAGTTGATATATTAATTGTCAGCATTCCCGTATAATTAGTTACAGAATTATGAGAGGTGAAAAAATGTAAGAAAGATGTTTACCCTCCCGTTGTTATGATTCATTTTGCATGGAGGTATCATGCACAATATTCTTTCTCGCAGTCAACTAGACGAATGGCGTCATTTTGAAGACACTTTAGACAATCTAGCGATTGAAAATCAAAAACTTAATGACTATTAC